CTGTGTAAGCACCTGAACTGCCAGGAGTCCCAGCAGTCGTTACACCTGTTGTGTACTCCGTTCCACCGCCATGAGTGCCGTCTGGCGTAGTGCTAAATCGAAGCGGGTGGCCTGAGTTACTTGAATCTTCCTGCGTGAATCGGTATGTCTTGCCTTCTGTCAGTTCGAGTGTTTCAGCATCCAGCGAACCACCATCAAAGCGATAGCGATTGCCGCCAGTGCTGGCGACAACGGTTACAGCAAATGTTTGATCTGCCATCAGAGACCAATCCTCCGGCGCTGTGATGTGTTCTGCCTAAGAGTAGTCAAAGCACGCTGCTCGCCCTGTGTTGCACCCTGCGCTGCAGCCTGCTGCATTCCACGCTGGAACTGATCAGCAGTCACATAATCAACGCTGTTGATACGTTCCACGGTGTAGCGAACGTCGATTGGCGCGGCAACTGCTGCTCCGCCATCTTCGCCTGACGTTCCAGAGCCACCGTTTTCAGGAATAACAGAACCACCACGAGCACCGCGTGAATAACGCGCCATACTTTCACGCATCTTGCTTTCAGGAATGATGTATTCAGGCTCACCACCTTCGCCAACAAAAGCATTGGTCGGGCCTGAAACATAAGCGCCTTCTGCCGCCGTCAGTTGCACAGCATCAGGCATTGTCACCGGAGGAGTAGGTGCTCCACCGCCGCCACCACCACCAGGCATCGAAACACCCAGCGCCTTCATGATTGTGCCGTACAAAATCATTGCAATCTGTTGGGCAATGATCTTCGCGGCCATATCAAGGAAGTGTTCGGCAACCGACGCCATCATGTCGGCTAGTGCTTCCTGCGCTGTCTTACTGCCAGTAATGACAGCCTTAAATGAATTGCTAAAGGCGTTGCCGATTGCGGTTGCACCAGCAGCAACTTGGTTTTGGACTTTAAGCAGCTCTTCTAAACGCTGCTGCATTTGGAAGCCTGGGTCGGCTTCACGCCTTGCTTTTTCGTCGGCTTCACGTTTTTTGCGCTCTTTATCAGCAAGATCAGCAGCCTTTTGATCAATAGCAAAAATTTTCCGCCTGAAATCAAATGTCGCCTCTTCCAATGCGTTTGCTTTTTTGTTGCCTTCTAAGTTGCTCTCTTCAATCTCCTGCCGCTTGACCATCAGCTCAAGGGTTGCAATCTCCCTTTCGTTGCCAAGTTCTTTTTCTTCGCGCAAGCGTTGGTTTAACGACAGCAACTTGTCTGAGATGTCCTTTTGCTTGTCCAAGTTGCCCGTAGGCACGATCTGATTGGCAGGGGGTGGTTGCGTACCAGTTGCCGCCCCTGCTGCTGCTGCAGTTGCCGCTTGAGAGGCCTGGAAAATTTCAAGCGCACGAGCCTCGACCGCAGCAGGATCTGCTTTTACTGTGCCGCGACCCATAACACCGCCCAGCTCCTCACGCGCTTGCGTCCTTGCGCGATTCATTTGGAACATCTCAGTCAGTTTTGCAACCGCTGCTGTCGCCGCAGTAAGCACTGAATTGATTAGATCCAACAAGCCCTTAATTGCAGGCCCCAAGACCTGATCAAGCCCTCTGACAAGAGTCGTGATGTTGTTGACAATTTGACTTATCTGCGACGACACCGTTTGCCCCATGATGTCTGCAGCATCACCAGCAGCACCCGTTGCGTTCTTTTGGTTGTCTAGGTTTTTGTTGAACGTGACAAGATCGTCATTGATCAAAGGCATCAATGCCTTCAGCGCATCAACAGAACCAAACAGCTTGGTGATTTCTACCTCGCTGCCGCCTGTCTTCTTGATTACATCTTCTAGGAAACCGCCAAAGCCTTTGGTTTGGATAGCCGCACTGCTGAAGTCGAGGCCAAGTCGCTTGGCTGCTTTAGCCGCCTCGCTCGTTGGTTTGACGATAGACGCAATGACTTGGTTGATACCTGAGAACGTTGATTCAACCGGGACACCTTGAGCAGTAACGGTTGAGATGGCTGCATTCAGCTCGTCAATGCCTACGCCAGCAGCTGCAGCGATTGGCGCGACACGACCAATTTGGCTTGCATACTGACCAACAACAATTTTGCCGTCATTTTGTGTCTGAACGAAGCCGTCAACAATCTTGCTGACACTATCGGTCGTCAAACCGAAAGCGTTCATCACACTTGTTGCTGCATCGGACACTGTGCCGATGTCAGTCATGCCGCCAACAGCACCCAGCAAAGACGCCTCAAGGATCTTGGTGATGTCTGCTGCCTTGCCAAAGCCAGCTGAAGCTACGTCGTAAGAAGCAGCCAAGAGTTCATTGGTGCTGGCTAAACCACCTGTCCTTGCGACAACACCAACCAGCTGCCCTTCAAGCGTTTTTACGTCAACGCCAAGAGTCCTGACAGCAGCCCTTGCTTTGTCAGCCTCAACAAAACCTTTGAACCCTGCGACAACCGCTCCTGCTGCTGTCGCAACCAAAGACAGTGGGCCAAGAATGCCTTTTACGGCAACACCTAATGCTTTTGCGCTTGCACCCGCAGCTCCAGCCCCTTGGCTGAAAGCTTTCATCCCTGTGGCCGCGTTTCTTGACGTGCCCCCAGAAGCTTTTAGCGCAATCTCAAGCTTGCGGACTTGATCCTCAAGCTTGGCAACCTTGCGGTTCGCGTCTGCAGTCTCAACCCTAAACCTAAGGACTGATTCAGGCACGACGACTCCAGCGATAACTCAATGTTACCGCCGACCAAGCTTTGCGCGATCTATTTGCTTTTGCTCTCGCTCACCTTTCACTTGATAGAAAGCGGCAAAGTGAACAAGCTCCGCGTCAGTAAGTTCGTTGCGAAGCCTGCTCACAGTCATGCCAAGCTCGCAGGCCAGGAAGAACTCAAAGTAAAGCCAACTGTCCTGCGTCAGTCGTTTTTTGCTTCTTCAAACTCAGCCTCTTCCCCAACACCAAACAAGAACAACTCGATCTCGTTCAAGACCGTCTCAGGCAGCTGTCGCTGCAGCTTGGGGGCATCAGCTGAGGCAAACGCCTTTGTGCCGTCTTCCAGCTCTGCCATTTGACACAGCATCTGAGTGCTGATGTCCAAGGCTTCATCTGTGCCTGAAAGACTCTGCGCTTTTTTCCGATCAGCCCTTGTGATTGGCTTGAAGAACAGATCAACGATTTTTTCGCCGTTAGCGTTCTTCAACTCGAACTTGCGGCGCTGGTTAAGGTCAAACGCCCCAACCAGCAAATCCACAGTGCGATTGTTAGCAGACATTCAATAGCTTGAACGAAACATTCAAACTATAGCCTTATCACTCAAGGTTAGAAGTAATCGTGCTGCTGGTGATGAAGTTACAGGTGACAATCACCAGTTCACCAACAGTTGAGGTGATTTCCATGCTGGTGATGATTCCACCAAAAGCGACTGAATCAGTGCCGGTTGTGCTTCCAGTCGTAAAAAGCTCAAACGAAGCATCGGTTGCATCGTTGGTTTTCACCACATCTTCCAAAAACCCGGCTTGACCAGTTGCGTCAGGGTCATAGACAAGCTCGACAGTGCCAGAGCCGCTAATCAGGCCACCAATGAACTGACGAAAAGTGTTGCCGTGGACAGTGGTGTCGTAAGTGTCCTTGTTAATCGTCAGACTCCAGCTACGAGTACCGACAACTTGGGCAAGGCTGCCGCTGCCAGTCTCAAACTGTACTTGTCCTTGTTCTCCGCGAAGGGTGGCCATGGTCAGAGTTCCTCGATGGATTCAAAGGTCACACGGACCTGGGTTTGGAAATAGCCCTCGGGAGCTGGCGAAGCCAGTGCCTCTGGGCCAATAGGAGCGTCGAAGTAAACCCCCGACACGATAACTCGATTATACAAATCTCGAATCCGTTTACCAATCACATAGTTGGCTCCAGGGCCTACGCCCTTGCCTGAAAAAATGTTGATCACGACCAAACCGACAACGCGGTTTTGCGAGTTGGTCGTCAAACCTTGGCCTAGATATTCGCTAGCGCCAAAGCTTGTGAGGCATTGCACCCATGAGCTATTTGGCGTTGGCTCATACGCCATGTTGTGAAACACCACAGGGATGACAGGGCTGCCAGCAAGCTCAGTAGCAAGCCTGCCTTCAATGGTTGCCCTAATGGAATTGAGATCAGCAGCAGCCATACATCACCTGTTT